ATGCAATTGGCGGGTGTCTCAATCGACTGCCCGGTTCGTCATTACGTGACTAATCGGTTCTTAGTGCCAAAATGATTGAATCATTCGACAAGAACGTACAAACTGGTGCCCAAAAAGCACCCGGAGCCTGCACAGGGTTCCAACACATGGCTACCAGCGCCACGAAGTCTGGCCTCCTTTTCCTCCGTGCGATTTATCTGCCGGTCGGTCCTCTTTCACAAGTGGACCACCGCCTCTTTTTTCCTAGATACAAGGCCCTATTGGGATCTTCTTGTAAGGATAAAATGAAACAGATAAAGTTACACCTCTCCGCTCCGCTAATCGCCACACTCCAAGGCGAACACTTCTTCTCCGTCCTGAGTCTTGAAGACTCCCTTTCTTTGGCCGCTGCAGTGTCCTCAATCACCAAATCGCTTCCTACCAGTTGCGATTGTATGGGTGATTCACTATACAGCGACCTTAAGAAGGTCCTGACTGCCGGCCCTCGTGAGCTTCCGGAAGGCTATATTGCCTTTGCCCGTGAAGTCGTGAGGGAACTCTTTCCTCGAGGTATTAAACCCAAGAAGATCGAGAGGCAGGCGAGGAATACGGTTCCCCCCCTCAAATCCACTACCACCGCCCCTCGCTGCTGTGGGGGTTCTTACGCATCCTGGCATGGACATCGCGACGAGTACTGCTCGTCTGTCAAATCGCCAGATGTTGTTCATGAGCCAGAGTTTATGATTGCCGGCGATGCCGGTAAACCCAGAGCTCTGGTCAAGAACCACCCCAGTTACCTCCTCCTACGCCCCCTTCACAAGGTCATCTATGACCGCCTCTCGGAAGAAGATTGGCTTCTCCGTGGTGAACCTACCCCATCCAGGCTGGATCGGGCTGGTTTTAGACCACGAGAAAGATGGTTGTCGGCTGATTTCGTATCAGCGACCGACAACATTCCTACCGAGGTGGCTGAAGCCATCATAGATGAACTTGCCTTCCTCTCCTCCTCCTCCCTTTCCCCCCTTTTTTCTGAGGCCCGAAAAAGCCTTCGTCCGACGGTCACTCATAGGTCTGAGAACAGTGATTCTGAGGTAATTGATAGTTTCGTGGTTTCCCGGGGGCAACTCATGGGAAACCTTCTATCTTTTCCTCTCCTTTGTTTGCAGAATCACATCTCTTCAGAGTATGTGAGTCGTCTCGTCGGTGAGACTCCGGCTAAGTTAATCAATGGTGATGACTTAGTCGTGCAGTGCTCAGAAAAATGGGAACAAAAATACCGTACCTTGGTACCACAACTTGGTCTTGAGTTGAATGAGAAAAAGACGTCGTACACGTCCTCGTTCCTCACGATCAATTCAACATACTTCACACGAAACCTGGTAATGATACCTTTCGTGCGATGTGGTGCTCTAAGTACGAGAGATCCCCGATCCGTGGCTGAAGCTGTGCAGTCATTGGTTCGAGGGTTTTCGTTTCGGGGAGGGAGTAGGGGGAGAGCCGTTCACAAAGCTGCCTTGAGGCACTTTGAAAAAGTAATCCGGACTTCAAAGCAGACAATGAAGAGTCTCGGAATACGTTTCAAAGGATCCAACATGGTTCCTCGAGCTTTGTGGCGGAGAGAAAAGAAACATGACGGGGGCGTCATGATTAAGAAGGAGGAGGAGGGATTCCACCAAAAGATGGTGAAGCTGACGGACACCGGGTCCTCCAGGCTCTCATCACTTGTCAAGAATAAGGAAATTGCGGAGATAGTGGTCCGCGAGACGTGGGAACTTGGGCCTTACCAGAGGCCTGAGAGAATGAAAATGTCGAAAGCAGTGAAACTCCTTAGAAGTAAGGAGAATCGCTGCTTTCGGACAAGAGAACATGCGGTACAGACGCGCAACGGTCTGCTACCCTGTGTTCGGCAAAAGAGTGTGGTTGTACCTTCCTCTTTAGAGGAATGCCTTACGCTGTGTCATGAGCGTTCTTTTCTCCAGTGGGAAGAGGTAGAAGAAAATGGCGTAAGCCATCGTCTTCCCTTCGTGAACACTGTGGAATGTGAACTTTGTGACCGCGTGGAGGAATTCCTCAAGGACGAGAAGTGGGTACAGGAAAGGGAATGGGAAGCAGGGGAGGCCAGGCGTGTAAAAGCGCTGGTTGATTGCGAGCCGCCGCCTTATTCGGAGGATATTGATGTATCGGACATTGAAGATACTGTCCGTTTTATCCTAGATTAAGGGGGAGGTTCCGGGTGTGTTGAATGCCAGCATTCGAGAGAGAGGGATGATCCAACGGTAGGCCGAATGCACTTCTATTTAGAGATAGAGCGCACTTCGAGGATGGTAATCGGGATCAGACGGTAAGGGGAGGTTTGATAAGGAAAGTTGAGCCGGCGTATGCCCGCTCTCCGATCTCCTACCTGGTGACAAAGAGAAGTTGAAACGGAGGATGCCGAGTCGTCATGTAATTGGGAGTTGCGAAGTGAGAGTAAAATGTGTTGAGCGGCAATAAGGGAAACCTTATCCACGCGCCATTAATCGTACAGCCTCGGGTGTAGATGATTATGAACTGACAGGAATTCCTTACCATGGAAGTGTCAGGGAAAGGTTCAACGGCGTGGTCGCGTTGTCTCCCCCTGGGGATGGTCTAAGAAACCTGTAAAATCAACGTCAGATACCGTACGCTGCGGGTTAAGCACAAATGAAATCATGGAACAACAAAATGAAAAACCAATCGACGATGTCATAAGTACATCCTATACGCCTTCTAGGCCATACTTGTCGCTGGGGTTCGGGAGAAAAGAGAGTATGCACGAATGGTCGAAACAAGAGTAGACTGGAGCAGTACAGGGGGCGAAAGACCCGAGCAAGTTATCGTGAGGTAACGATGTCTGTACTCATTTCCATCTTCTTTCCTAAGTCGAACCCATCAACCTTATTGTCTGACCTCCACTGGGGAATCGATGGCGAACAACCTCGGTTGTTAACGCAATGATCGGTGACGTCTAAACGTCAGTTTTCCGGTGGAGTGGTTGGTGCCCGCTCGGAGGAGTCGGGTGTTTGTCTCGTGTGAGGTGTAGTGAGGATATTGTGGGGACCTCTCTCCCATGTTGGAC